CCAGGGTAGTAACCTTGTTAGTTAGTTCCTTCAGACCCGTAACATACTTGTGGTACTTGTAGATGTTTCTGTCCATCATGATAGCTCGTTTCCAATTGAGATTGGGCAGTTTGAGAAGATACTGCGCAAAATCGTATACTTTGACCATTGTATTTGCGGTGGACATCGACAATGATAACACGCGACCAATTGCTTCTTCGAGTGTCGGAACCCAACGTGATGGATAGCAGCAGCGTCCAAATACGTCTTCTTCGTCTCTCTTCAAAGCATTAGCCTCGTCAAAATATGTGGAAAGAACCGGTTGGTTCAAGACTTCACCCACTCCAGTATAAGATGATTTCGGTTCATCATGAAATGTGCTTCCCACCTCAGCCCCAGCTTCGAGAAAGTGCTGCAACGTCAAGTCAGGCCGAGTGTGCTTCGAGAGTCCATCGTCTCCGCCAGCTAAACATTCGCCTTTCTGTAGTGCACGTCCTTCAAGTCGCCGTGTGAGGTATGTTCTATCCAATACATTGACAATCAACCACAGCAATAAAGTGAAAGTAGATCCGCTTGGAAAACCACCAGTCTTGCGATACAAGATATCATCGAATACGAAAGGCGTGTTGATAAAATACCACTTGATGTATTCCCAATTACGCTTGTAACACATAGTAGCCTCTTCACTAATCTTCTCGAGTCCGACTGAGCCGAAGTCCATATTCTGCTCTAATATCTTGAAAGCTTGACGAAGTTTCCACGCTGGAATCTGTTTGTCTCCTTTCACATAATCACCAATAAACACATGCTCCTCTTCTTTCGTAGATCGAAGATAGTGGCCAACTTTCTGAAACATTCCTCGTCCTAAGCAAATCGGCAGATTGCAGACTTCTCTGTACTTGAGGAAAGATCTGTACAAGTTGGTACCAAAGACTGACTCGATGCAAGAAATCACAGCGGGATAACACCATGTTGCACGACTCACGACTTTGGTCTTGGGTGCCACCATCGGTTTGAGATACGGCCGAACCGGAGGTGCACGTATGTTTTGAAATTTTGTTGTTTTGTTGTATGCAATATAATTGAATAAATTGTAGCTTTCGTCGACGATCTTGTCTCGGATCTCCGTTCTTCTCTCAAAATGGGGAAAACCAGAATTCGTTTCCTCGGGCATGTACCAGTGTATCTTGCGCATCGGCACTTTTACTGGA